GGTATACCTTATGCACTTATCCATTCAAAAATGGCAGCAGACGCTAAGAATAATCCAACAGCTAGACAAGCTGTTGCATCTGTTAAAAAGACCGTTAAGGATATTGATAATACGTTAGATCAAGGTTTTATATTACCAGCAGATAGAGATGAAAGTGGTAACCTTTTAGCCGAAGTTAGATTAATGGGATCAAAAGAGGGTGGTGGTAATTCTAATATTCAGGATGCCAAACTTATCATTGACGCCAAAGAGCAAACTATAGCAAGATCAATGCTTGCACAGTTTATGACTATACAGGGTAAAGGTGGTTCATATGCACTTAGCAAGAATCAAGCCGAAGTTTTCATTAATTCCTTAAAAGGGTATATGACCCAAATCCAAGGTATTATGAATAATGAGGCAATACCTCGTCTATTTATTGCTAACAAAGAAGGTATGAGTGTTAAAGATCACTACTTACCGACTATTTCATTTTCTGAATTTGTTAAAGATGATACCAAAGAATTCTTTGAATCATTGCAGAAAAGTATAGAGATGGGTGTATTCGAGGTTACCCCTCAGATACAAAATAAAGCAGCACAAGTATTGGGTGTAGATAATTCTGGTCAGAAAGAGCTTTTAGAGAAGCGTATTACTGAGAAAGAAGAGATGAAAGAGCTTGCTAAAAAGGGTATGGAAGAATCTAGTAATAGTGAACCAGAATCCCCTTCAGCTAGTGATGAAGACTTACCTGATACAAAGTCAACCGATATTACTGATAAAGGCTTAAATGATATAATTAACGGCTAGGGAGGGATTTATGAGTGGTTTTTACTACGAAATCCGACTAGCTGATCTTGAGCTTACACCTTCACAAGTTACAAAGGTAAGAGATTACATTCGTAACGAGGTAAGAGATGTAGCAGCTATAGATAGTGGGGACTTTCTAAGGAGTTTAAAAACATCTTGGAACAAGGGGACAAAGATCCTCAGAGTTTATTCAGAATTATATTATGCAGGATATATTGAAGGTGGGAATATTAACTATATCTACCATAAAGGTAGGATAAAAAGTACTCTCAAACGTATGGGTTTAAAGGTTAGTACCATAAGGTACTTTTAGGAGGTATTATAATGTCAACGATACCCGATATAAGGGAGTTTGATGAAGTTAAAAGACACTTAGTAGGTGCAGTATTAATACCTGATCGTTTTGACCTTCACAATGAAGGGTTGTCAGTTAATGAAGTTGAAGCAGCTTGTCATTATTACAATACTAATCATTTTGGAAGTTGTGATATTAATCACAAATTTGATGTTGAATGTGCAAAGGTTATTGAATCTTATATACTTGAGTCAGATACGACAATAGGTAATAAGACTCATACCAAAGGTACTTGGATATCAAAGATAGCTATTGATCATTCAGAAACAGGTAATGTTATATGGGAATCAATACTGAATGGTGACCTAGCAGGTTTTAGTCCTGAAGGTGCAGCTTATGAACACAAAATATTAGGGGAAGAATAATAATGTCAGTTGATACAGATATTCCTGAAATTGATAATCAAGGTGCAGGTAAAAAGGTTCTCACTGAGTATAAGCCTCATACGATTTCTATCGTGGGTGTTAATGCTCTTGGGGTTAATATTAACAAAGTTAAGGGTAAGTCAGATGAAGACTTCCTTGACACTAATAAGGGTAAAGAACTTATGTCAAAGATAGAAAAGGCTAAATCTCTTGATGCTGAAAATGATAAACCAGAAGCTGAAGAAGTAGTTGAAAAAGATCAAGATTTAGTAGATGAATCTGAAGAGACTACCACTGAAGAAGTAGTTGAAGAGGTGGTTGAAGAATTGGATCAAAAATCAGGTGAACCAGAATCTGAAGAAGTAGTAGAATCAGAATCTGAAGAATTAACTGTTGAAGTTGAATCAGAGTCAGTTGAAGTTGAAGCAACTAAAGGTGTTGAAGTTGAATCTGTTGAAGTTGAATCAAAAGCAGAACCTGTTGAAGTAGCTAAATCTGCTGAAACTGTAATAGAACCTGAAACAGAAGCAGTTGAAGTTGAAGTAGCTAAATCATATACATCTGAAGAAGTTATTACAGCACAAAAAGATGCATTAACTACTATACATAGTTTAGTTAAAAAGATTATGAAAGACTTACCAGATGCAGAAATTTGGCAAGTAACTGATGTAGTAAGTAATGCTATGTGGAAGGTAGAAGATGCAGTATATTCTGCAAATAGTTCTTTAGTGGAAGATATCTACGAAGAAGTACATGCAGAAGTTTCTAGTCGTGTAAATAAAGCCAAAGCTCTTAAAGTTAGCGAAGAAAGCACTTTAGAGGAAAAGGTTAAAGCATTAAAAGAAACTGATCCAGTGATGGCAGAAATGTTAATTGATCAAATGGAAGAGAATAAAGCTAATAAGGCTAAAGCTCTTGAAATTGAAAAAGAGAACAAGCAAATATTACGTGAAAAAGCACTTGAGAAAGGGGCTATTGATTATAAACGTATTGCTACTGAAGATAATACTACTGAAAACATAGTTGATGCAATGGCTTCTATAGAACAGTTGGATGAATCGGCTCACAAGGTTATCAAGAAAGCTTTAGATACAGCTTCAACTATTACAATGGGTGGTGAACTATTTGGTGATATAGGTACTTCAGAACAGGCTAAATTCTTATCTGAAAAGGAGTATGTAGAAACTAAAGCTAAGTCACTAGTAGATTCTGATGGTGGTGAATTATCAGCAGCTAGAGCTAGTGTACGTCAAACGGAAGAGTTTATCGCACTTTATAGATAAGTTGTAATTGATAGATAATTCTAAAAAAAAAATAAAATAATAAGTTAGGAGAAAAATATAATGAGTCCAGAACAAATTGAAGCCTTTGGTGGTCAAGAAGTGGTTAATAAATTAAAAGCATTACTTGGTGGTGAAGCAGGTACAGATGGCAAATCAAGTGTACATGTAGATACACCCTTATCAGATTTTTCTGTTAAAGTAGTTCAAGAAGATAGTGAGTTTAAAGCTCGTAAGATTATCTCTAACTTTAACAGTTCAGCACGACAAGATATGTACTACTTCTATGAACCTGCTTACTTCATGATCAATCAGGTTAAAGAACGTGCTGAAGGTACTGAAGCTGCTAAGGCTAAATATGGCGTAAGTCGTAAGTCGTATACTACTAAAGTTTACGCACTTAAGCAACCCGTTACAGATGAGACTGTAGCTAATGCTCAAAAGCCTATTGATCGTATTTATGAAGATGCAACTAAATTTGTAACTCGTCAATTCTTGTTAAATAAAGAGAAAGCATTTGCTGCTGCATTACTTTCTGATGGTGTATGGGCTACTCAGTACACAGGTCAAGATGCTGCATTAGATAATGCTAATGAAGTTATTGGTGTGAATGCTAACGTAGGTAAATTCCAACAATTCGATCAAGCTACTGCTAAACCTTTAGAAGTATTAGATCAAGCAATGGAGGATATGCAGTTAAAGTCTGGTCTACGTCCTAATACTGTTGTAATGACTCGTAAGGTATTTACAGCACTTAAGCGTAACTCAGCAATTAAGACTACTCGCCTTTACACATCTTTAACCAGTAGTTCTGATGATGCAATCTTAGCAACTATTGCTAGCTCTTTAGGTCTTAAAGTGGAAGATGTTTACGTATTAGATGTTGTTGAAGCTGCTGGTACTCCTGAATTAACAGTACAAGGTGCATCTTCACCTATGCAAGTAAATGATGGTGTCAGCACTATCACAGTTGATGAAGAAGGTTATGCTAAAAATGGTTCAGGTAATTTAGTAGGTGGTCAATTCATCGGTGGTAAAGGCATCTTATTGATGCACGTAGATAAGACTTCTACTGGTATGTATTCAGCAACTGCTGCTGTATGTTGTCAATGGACTGGTCTATACCCTGATGGTGGTGAATTAGGTAATACTGTATTTAAACGCTACCGTAAAGAAGAATTCTCAGCAGAATTCATTGAAGGTCGTACAGCATTCAGTTATCACGTTGTAGCACCAGCTTTAGGTGTTTGGTTAAAAGACGTTGTAGCTTAAGACTAAATAAAAATAACCCTTAAAGGTTATAACTCATAAATGGGG